ATTGTACCGCTCCAGTAGAAGTGGTACCACCAGTTAAAACTGCATAAGCAGTATGAGAAGTATCACCCGAACCACCATTAGCAACTGGAAGAGTACCTGTAACTGCTGAAGTAAGGGGAAGACCGGTTACATTAGTCAATACACCAGAAGTAGGAGTTCCAAGCGCGGGAGTTACTAAAGTGGGAGATGTAGCTAGAACAACAGACCCAGAACCCGTGGTAGTTGCAGCTTCAATTGCCGTACCATTTCCGGCTAGAACTGGAGCAGTAATAGTAGTAGAAAGAGTAATAGCCGGAGTAGTTGTAGAAGTTGCTACAGTGCCTGCTAAACCATTTGCAGATACTACAGATACGGACAGTACTGTTCCGCCGCCCACCGAATCTTCCCAAGTGGGAACTCCACCTGAAACAGTTAGCACTTGGCCAGAAAGTCCAATGGGTAAACGAGCAGCGGTTGGAGTACTATTTTCATAAATAATATCTCCAGCGGTTGTCATTGGAGATAATGCATCAAATCCGGCATTAGCAGTAGTTTCACCAGTTCCACCAGAAGAAACTGCAACTGGTGAATTAATTAAACCACCAGCTAAATTAGCTTCAGTAACAAGAGGAGATGTAGTAACTCCATTATTATAATAGAGTTTACTATCAGTAGTTAATACTTCTAGTTCACCGCGAACAGTGCTTTGTAAACTTGTATTAGGAAGTAAACCTAGACCAATGAGGAATTTACGAATCTGAACCATTATAGACCTCCATTGGGAAGTGCTCGGGCATCAAAACTAATGACGCCTTGATGCCCAGACCCAGAAAGAGCAGTAGTTGAGAATTGTACTTGACCACCATCAGTTACATTGAAGTTGATTTGAGCGCCAACTCCTGTTATATTACCTTGAGAAAGGGTCCATTTAAGACCAGTTCCATTATTAGGGTTATAAAGAAGAATAATATCACCAGCTTCTGATGCATTGGCTGAACTTGTAGTTCTATAAACTGCATAATGGATAAAAACTGCTAAAACCGTAGAAGTAGGGAAAGATAAAGCAGGAATAGGGATATTAGAAGCAGAGTTAAATGAATTTATTGAGAAAGCTTGAGGAAAGACATCACCGGGATTAACTACACTGCCAAGTGCTTCTGCAACAGCAACGGCAAATTGATCAACTGCAGAACTCCAATCTGGATTGGTGCCAGAAGTTGGGAATGTAATCACTTGGTTATTAATAGTAAGAATAGTAGACATAATCTATAGTATAGTTGTTAAAATATGCCTGAAAATAGAGTATTTTTAAATAATTAATATTATCGATTTGACTTTTTTATATTATCTAGAGCCCAGAGGGGTTGAAGATTGGTATAATGACAAAGTTTATAAAGTTCTTCTTCGGTTTTAGCCGAACTTAGAGGAATTATATGATCAATATGCCATTCACCCTGATTTTCCCAAGTCATTCCTTCTGTAAATTTAGATTCAAAATGTTTAATATATTCTTCTGCATTACAACCGATATATTCTCCAAACGTGAACTTTTTAGTCCAATTTTTTCTATATAAAGCAGCTAATAATCTACGTCTTATATTCTTTTTCGCTTTAAAAAAAGGATCTGTTCTATATTTATCAATAGAATATTGAGTTTGTTTATTTCTATATTCGGGATTCTGTTTAAAAAGCCACTTTTTATATTTTCCATTAGGACTATTACGATATTTAATTTGAGCAGTTTGATCAGATTGTTGTTCTAATCTATTACATTCTTTGCATTCACCCCGATAATATTGTTTATCTTTATATTTAGCGGCAGGAGAAAATTCAGTCAATTCTTTAGTTATTTCACATATTTTACATTTTTTCATCATACATTAGTTGTTAAATTTTTGTTAAAAAACACACCAAAAAACAAAATAAAAAGAGCCATGCAGAAAAAAAGACAAAAGAAAAGGCCGGGGATGAACCGGCCTAATCTATAACAGATACAAGAAGTTATCAGGTACTGTTCACGATACCAGAGATGTAAGTCGACCTTCCGGGCGCCATACAGAACACCGCTTGGTCGGTATAGAGACGTAGCTCATACCCAGCAGCATTTTCAAGGTCACGGAAGAACTCTTCGCCTTGGCCAGGACGTTTGAAGGAAACGTCTTGTGAACCAACGCGCATCCAATCTTCTACGTTAAGAAGGAAGGCATAGCCTTGCTTAATATAAATAGAAGGTTGAATTTCGATTTCACCATTTTGACTATGGAAAAGAATGGATTTAGAACCCATTTCAGCCTTTTCCTTAGAGTAACTACCATCATAACGACGGAGAGCTGCTTGGTCATTCATCATATTAGACCAGGCGCGAGGATTTACCATCGCAACTAGTTTACCATCTTGACCTTTTTCAACGCCACGAGCAGCAGCAAGGTTTAGCTTGTTGAAACTTAGAGCAGCACCACCGGCAGGGTAGTTGTTACCAGCGAATAGGTTATATACGCCAGCATTGATGTTGAAGATCGTACCAGTATTCTGAAGGATGAAGTGAATACCAGGGAACTCATTACCATAAGCACCTTTGTGCCAAATCACGTCGCCAGCAGTAAGAGGCGAAGGATCAGCATTAAGGGTTACGGTTAGATTAGCAAGGCTTACAGTTTGTACTAGATATTGACCACGAGAAACTGCGCCAGAAACGGAGCGAATTTCTACAGGCATACCTTCAGCACCAGCCCAAATACCGGGAGCCCATTCAGATGCAGTGATCTGAAGAAGGGGACCGACGTTTGAAGCAACAGTAGCATAGCCAAGTTGACCATAAAGCATTTCGATTTCGAGTTTCTTCGTTACAGAACGAAGCATGTTCGAAACTAGATACTTAGTAGCATCCATGAACGCTTGTTTTCCACCCTGAGCAGCGCGGCTAGCAGCAGTATAACCAAGAACTGAACGAAGTACCATGGGATAGCCACGTACTTGAGCATCTTTGATTACGCCAGCGATAGGAGCATTGAGGTTGAAAGCATCTTCATCAGAAGAGGCGAACGTTACACCGTGCTCTAGGCCGAGAATTACAGGTTGGTGATAGAGGTTACCAGGTTGTTTATCTTTGGGCATGAACTTAATCATGTTCAAGACTTTAACACCATCCGGAATTAGATCTTCAATCTTATCCGCATAGTTTTCTTTGAACATTGCATTCAATGACCCAGCAAATGTATTATTAGCAGGCATGTTATTTTATTCCTTTCAAAAAATAATTATTAAGAGAAGAGTGAAGTAGGATCAACGATTTCGCTGACTACGTATTCACACTCAAGAGTTGCGTTAAGAACGTTAGAACCATTTAGAGCAAGAGTGGTTGCGGAAAGAATAATACAATCCCCACCATTTGCGCCATAAGGAGTTACTAGAGCACTGTCAAGAACGATACCGGTCCCGCCATTTTCTAGTTGACATTGATACTGAGCATTTACAACATCAGTACGAACGACACGAGCAGCCATTACTTTACCAACAGGCTCTTGAATCGAAAGCATTAAATTAATAGTGCCAGTTGAATCATTTGGAGCATTAGCGATAGTAGGAGCAATAGTTGTTGAGTCGTATGCAGGAGTAATTTGATTTACCCCTTGAGTTGCTAGGAACAGAATGGCAGGTTCATCTCGTGAAACTACTACAGAAGCCGAAGAGGCATTCCCAGTAATTTGGAAAGGAATAACCAAGCGCTGCACCTTAAGTTGACGGTTCTGTACGAGACCGTTCCTTGATTGATAATTAGACATTTATTTGCCTTTCATAAGGTTTGTTTTTAGTTTGTTTATTTGCCAGCGCTTAAATTGCTATTTACGATGTGCGAAAATCTGTTACGGTATCTCGCGGTCTTCATAGAACAGCACAGGACACATTAGTTGTTAAAATGTCAACAAAAAACTTGTTACATTTTAAAAAAGTCTTTGTAACTTATCTTTTCTTTAGGTTTATTGTCTGTTTTCGAAGACTTACCAGTTTCAACAATTTTATTGCTACCGACTAATTTATTAGCTTCTTGAGCTTTGGCTACACGCTTCTTGCGAAGTTTGTTAAGCATCTGTTCGCCAATAAGTTGTTCAACGGCATCTTCAGGAAGAGAAGCAAACATTTCTTTAAGATCATTATGCATTTCTTCACGAACGAGTGGAATTACATCGTCTGGAGTAACATCTTTACCTGCTTGGAGGGCGGCAAGCATATAATCTGCAATCTTTTTAACAGTATAAGGAGTTTTTGGAAGATCCGATTTAGCTAATGATTGTTCCATTTGAACATCATATTGAGTAAAGGCGGCTTCTTGAAGACGTTTAAACTCTTTAGCTTCAGAATCTTTCTTTTCATTATCGCGTTCAGACTTAATGCGCTGAAGTTCGTTTTCTAATTGCTCAGCTCTAAGTTGTTCAGGAGATTTTTTAGCATTTTCCATTTGTTTATTGATATATTGATCAATAACTGCATCTGGCTTCATTCCAAGTTGAGACATAGCAAAAAATGGATCTTTTTCGAAGTCTGTAAAGAAAGCACGGACTTGTTTTTCAAGATCTGAATGCTGTTGGGCGCGTTTTTGGCCCATTTTTGACATTTGAAGTTCACGAATTAGACGATCTTCATCATCCAAATCAAATTCTTCTTCAAATTCTTTACCATCTACCTTAAGTTTAAGTTTTTTAAGGCGTTTTTCATTTTCTTTAGCCTTTTGAACTGTGGCTTTTGTAGGTTTAGCTACAACTTCAGGCGTTTCGGTGCCTTCTGTAGCTTCAACTTCGGTATTTTCTTGAGTATTATCGGCAACTTCTGCTGAACTTGAGGTATCAACTGCTACTGGAGCAGCTACTGCGGTACTATCTGACATATATGACTCCTAATAATCGCCTATTGGTAGATTATTTAGATGCTTGTCCTGGAAATAGGATAAAGCGGGTTATTGACCGGAATTTCCCCCGGTATTTTGAAGACCTTGAAGATATTGCATCTTCATTTGTAATTTAGCTTTATCATCATCAGACATTTGATTCTGTTGAGGACTAAAATATGGCATCCCGGTATCAGGATTAACACCATTAGAAGCAGGAGGAGGAGTATATCCGGCGGCGCCGCCACTTGGAATATTCATAGCTCCAGGTCGAGTAGCTTGTGTTAATTGAGAATTTGCAGAAGCTTCTGGATCAGGTTTAGCCGGGGTTATATCCATATTCGGGTTTGGTAAAACCGGATTATTAGCGCCAGGTAAATCCTGTTCATCTTTACCGGGTTGATTTTTACGGGTAGCCTTAGCTATTGCAGTTAAAAATTCTTGTTGCGTCATTTTACCATTAGAATCAGGCATTAGTAACCCCCTGGAGTAGGAACTTTAGGAACTTTTACGCCCCCGACATTAGGAACCTTAGGTTTTTTAGGCGCACGAAGTTTCTTAGGAGCAAACGTCTGACGTTCTTCAGGGGCAAGTACTTTCCATGATCCAAATTGACCTGCCATATTATTTACCCTTTTGATCCACTTTTTTAAGATTTTTCATTTTAGTAACTTTTTGAGCAGGTTTGGGCATATGAGGAGGCGCAATAAATCCTTGCTTAGGTTGCATTTTTGAAGGAGTTTTATCTTTATCTTTCAACATATTGAATACATTAAATGCTTTAGACATAATTCTTTCCACTAACTGATACATTTAAAATGCCAGCCCCGCTAGTAAAGACATAAGAAACTTGAAGATAATTATAATGAATTCCATCATTATTACTTAATAGTTTTCCACTGGCGCCGCTAGCTGCAGTAGAAGAAATCTGCTGTAAACTATTAGGATTATTACCACCTGAGATAACAATATTACCAACAGGAGATCCAGACCATTGAGCATCAACTGCCCAGCCAAGAACATTAGATAGATCAATAAGTTGACTAACTACTGTAGAAGTCATTGGATTATTGACAATAACTGGATTATTAAACTGAAGTGCTATTTCTGACATAGTATTATACCTATAGTTGTTAAAGTCAAGACAATATTTAAACAAATACTTGCAATTAGAAATTTCTTATATTTGGCAGTTTCTGTTCTAGCTTCTTCTCGTTGAGTATAATGAGCATTTTGTTTAATAGTCATTTTACTAGGAAGAGTTTGATCTTTAGATCTTATAGTTAATTTAGCCATTTATTATTCCGATATTATATAAAGTGAAACATCATCATATTGCATATCATTAATAAATGCTTGGGCATCTGCTTCAGTATCAAATGTCCTTAATAAAATTCCACCTATTCTATATACACTATAAGTCATTAATATCCCTCTACAAAAACTAAACCTGAAATACTGGTAGTTGCGCTCAAAGTAAATGTTGTGGTACTAACAGTAGAAACTGCAACTACGGCAGTTGCCCCATAAATATATGGAATTTGTAAAAACGGAGTTGGAAATGTAATTGTTCCCCCTGCATCAGTTAAGGATAGAAGATCTATTAAAAACTTTTTATAACTTAATCCTTGAAAGGGCATTGACCAAACTGCAGTTCCAGAAGTAGATCCATGATATGTAGTTTGAACAGTTGATAAGTCTAATGTATTTAAAGAAAGAGAATTACCAACGGCTTTATTAAAAGTTAAAGTATTTACTACTTGTGTAAATACATCAAAATATGCCGGGGGGCCGGAAGCTGCAACTGCATAATCAGCCACAAATATATAACCCCCAGATAAAGCTATACCACCAAATCCTGAACTAGGGTCTCCAGTTGTGGCTTGCGCTATAAATATAGGAGAACTTCTATTAGTTATATCATAAGCAATAATAGATCCTCCATAAGTAGCATTACCACCAGAAGGAACATATAAAATATTACCATTGGCAACGGCATAAAAGGCCGAACCAAAAGAATTAGTGCTATTAATTTGACTTAAGTTTGTCATTGTGCTTGGATTTGTAATATCAACTAAGTTAATATTATATGCACCAGTTGCGGCAGTAGTTACAAATGCGGTATTACCACTAACACTCAATCCAAGAGCTTCACCCACTGCAGTTACTTGTAAACTTTGTAATAAAGAAGGAATTGCTGCAGTTCCTGGACTAGAAAGAGTCCAAGAATCAATTTGACGAATAGTATATGGACTAGATGTAGAATATGATGTTGTATAAACATTTGTTCCAGTAGCAACAACTCCAAAAGATTTAACTCCTCCTGCTTGTTGATATGTTTGAACTGGTGCGGTTGGAGATCCAGTTCCTCCCCCCACATCCATTACCACAAGTCCAGTACTTTGAGTTGCGCAATATACATATCCATTTAAAAAGGATACGCCATAGATAGACCCAGGACTTCCAGTAATTGTAGTGTTGCTAGTTTGAACTATACTATATGGATTAGTTAAATTAAATACAACAAAGTGAGAGCCAGAATTATATCCAACGAAAGCATACTGAACTCCAGCAACTACACCAACAGTACAGTTATATGCTCCGCCGCCAGATTCTGTAATAGTTCCAGTTAATACTGGAGAAGTCTGATCGCTTATATCCCAAATTGCCAGGGTTGGGGTTCCAATAAATCCAACACCAATTGCATAATTCTTTCCATTTACAATAGATGTATATATTGTAGTGCTTTCAAACTTAATTGTTCCAGCCGCGCCAGAAGGAACTGGTCCTTGTGTTACTAAAGAGAAAGAAGGGTTAATTGTCTTAGATTGATCTACATAAGCCCAAGAACCATTTGCAGATAAGAAATCTCCGGCCGCATATGCACCAGTAGGTGGAGCAGGAACTAATCCCTTTAATCCGCCGCTTCCACTATCTCCAGTAAAGACATTAAGCATTGCAGTTACTTGAGTTTCAGTCAAATCTGTGGCATTTGCAGTAGAACTAGTATTATTGCCTTTGATAGTATCTGCTGCCATCTGAGCCAATTTAGAATTAGTTACAATATTCGGTTCAATAGTTGCAGTAACTGACCCAGATCCAGAGGCTCCAACATCGCCAGTTAATGCGGTTATTCCAGTGCTTGCTGCACTATTGTTTCCTGCCCCAGATCCTCCTATACGAGCCATATAATTATCCTATTTCTAAAAGACAAGCAGTTTGACCTGTATTTGCAGAAATTGCCCAAATATGTTCTGCCGTAGTTAGATCTAACTGAATACTATCACCATTAAATAGTGGATATCCATTTGAAGTAGTAACAGAAGTACTATTGCCTATAAAAATTATAGCCCCACCAGATGTTATTACTTTAACACTAAGACTAGTTCTACCTGATAATGGAGAAGAATCTAATTGAACTGCAGAAGTTCCTACCGTAGTTTGACTAGTTTGAAAAGATACTAATCCATTTAAATTAGTATTTACAGTTCCACTTATAGTTTGAGAAGTAGGAAAATTAGATACTGTAACACTTCCAGATACTGTCCAAGGAGAAGTTCCTTGAGTTACTTCAACTTCAGCAGGAAAATCTGTTATACTAGCATTGATTGACCCATTTGAGTTTATAACTAAAAAATTAGTTCCAGTTTGATTAGCAATTGCAACATTATCACCAGATGCTGCACTAAATTCTACAGCAACTTCACCATCAATAGTTATTGGGGCATTAATTTCAGTTTGCAAAGCATTATTAACAGGATCAAATACCTGTTGAATGATTTGCTCTTGACTTAATTGTGATGCATTGGGATTAAAAGCCATAAATTATTTCAACAAATGTGCTGCTAAAAATATAAGATTAAAGCTTAATGAGACCCAAAATAAAGGCGCAAAGTAATTAAAATTACGTATGTATGCTCGCATATAGCGTTTATTTCTAGGATAAAAATTGAGTACATTATTGTCCATTATTAAGAACTCGAAATTTTCTAACTCGATCACTATTTTCTAACTGATCAGGAGAAGGTTTACTATTCTGACCATGTTCCCAAGAATACGCGGCTTCTTCCGGGGTTTTTTTAGTTAAAAGTTTATTTGCTAACGTTGAAGCCAACCGTTCTTGTAACTCTGGTTCTTCCTTTAATTTATCTGAAACTTCATCACTATTCATTCCTTGAAGTTCATTAACTCTATATTGACGATCAAGATCCTGTGCAGTTAATGGCATTAAACCATAAGTACCAACTGCGGAAGTTCCAGCATTAAGTCCACTAGTAACTTCTGGGTGGTTTAAATTAGTTCCACCAGAAGATTCTAAAATACCCATTTTTTTTAAAAAGTCTTGAACTTGTTGCGCTTTATAATCGCGAACATCCATATAATTAGAAGATATGGGCGGAGTATAATCAGGCATATTATTTATTACTCACATTTCCGAGAGAAGACTCTTGGGCGGCAGGATTAGCTAATAAGCTAGACTTTACTGTTGGAACTTTAGGCATTCCCCCATTTGATGCGGGATTCATTGGAGATGCTCCGGGATGTGGGGCATGTTTACCATGATGAGATGGACCTGCTTGTTGCGGAGGACCTTGAGGTCCAGCGGGAGCCGGAGCTCCTTGTGGAGGTCCACCCATCGGTTGACCAGGAGGAGGAATTGGTTGCTGACCAGTAAGGGCAAGAAGGCGAGGGTCTGTATTTTGTAAAGCATCCATATGTTGTTGAATATGATCCATTACAATTTTAACAGTATTTACATCTGTACGAATATCTGTATCATCTAATACAGAACGGTGTTCTTGAATATGGAAAGCATGAATATCTGTGGGTGCTGTTATAGGATTCTTACCTTCAGAAAGCCATTCATTCTCTTGACGAACAAGAAGTTGTTGACTTACATCACCTTCCATAAGCACATCAATACGACCAGTATTGAGTACTTGAAAATATTGAGTGGGTTCTTTAATAATACCCATCTGCATCATTTGTTCGGCCATTTGAACACGACCAGCAATAGTTCGAGAAAGAGCATTACCAACATCTACTACAACACGATTGATGGCATGAAGATCTTCGCCGGTAAATTCTTTAAGAAGCATTTTCTGGTTTTTACCAACAAGAGCAGCAACTTTAGGAGTATTAGCATAATCTTTAAGAATATTGATAATACCAGTTCCACAATCTTCAATTAGCCGGACATAGGACTGTTGAAGACCGGAAACATATTGAAGTGCCATCGATTGAACAAGAGCAAGAGCGGCCCCAGATTTAAGAGAGGCTTCTGGATTACCACGAGCAACGGAGTTAACCCCAGAAATAGTTTCAGCAGATTCAATAAGCATCTCAAGAAACTTAAAGATTTCAGCAGGAGTTTGAGTTAAATTCAAAGGAACTGGTTGAGCATTAGCTTCAATAATATTCATGCCTCCATGTAGTTGATCTACTGCAATATCTGCGCCTCTAGGAATATAAATATTCTGTACACCAAAGGCAGACTGGTTAGACATGATAGTAGAATAAAGGGCATCGATACCTTGTTGAATAGGAAAGATATCAAACATTCCTGAATAGCCATAAGGAGTTCCAAGAATTTCTCCGGCAGAAACACGGAAAATAGGCATAATACGATAAGGAAGTGGAGTATCTAACATTACACTATCAGTATCACAGAACATCATATACCGACCTTGAGGCATTGATTCCGTACGCTTATGGTAGAATTCATATACAGGAACATCATCTGTATTGTCATTAGACATTAAAGCCATACGATAAATACCGGCTTCTGACTTAGAAGGAATACCTGCCAATTGATTCTTAAGTTCAGGATATTTAGCCATTAAATCAAAACGATTTTGGAATGTTCTAATCATATACCAATCAAGTTTGGTATTTTCTTTAGAACCATCAAATACCACATCAAAAGGAGAAAGATTAGTAAATTCAATTTCCCCTTCTTTAATTTCTAAACCATTCTCATCAATATCATAAACATCGCCAGCGGTGGCATTCCATTCCATCTTAATAAATCCAGCACCAAGAACAATAGCCATTTCAGTTGCAGTTATTAAAGACTTCTCTAAATGCTTCTCTCGCATATAATAATCAAGAATACCATTGGCAAGATATGTTTGTGCAATGGATTTATAATCACTATTGATGGCCCGAGCATCCATTACTGGACGATTAGAAGTAATCATTACAAGAATATTCTGAGCGATATTTCTAAAATGGTTAACATGAAGACTTACAAATTCTTCTTGTTCTCCAGTAAACATAATCTGGTGTCCACCACCTACTGATGTATCGAAACATCCATGATAAGTTCTCCACATTAGAGTTAACTTCTCAAGGTATGCATTGGCTTCAAGAACATTATAGAATGATTTAGATTTAGCTAGAAGAATAGATGCAGTATCATTAGCTTCTTTAGCTGCAAAATATGTAGTAGTATCGCCGCCATTATTTCCAAACATTCCGCTAGTTGTAGTGCTGCTCATCTTTTATTTCCTTTTCCAAAAATTTTCTGAAAGGCTACAACCGCTTTAGACTGCCGTTGAGCATTATATAAATCTCTATTTGGGATAAAAACATCTCCTACCCCTAAGTCATAATGGGCGGGATAGGGGTTCTTAGAAAAAACAATATTACGACATAGATAGATTAAAGCATCTACACAATCATAATGACCATTATCTGGAGAGCGCCCGAACATTGATTTATTTTTATTAGAAGCCCAGATAACATTATCTAAGTGTCTAATAAGATTTGTACATCTAGGATCTATAATAATCTTATGACCGCCAATAAGCGACCGCATATGATTAATAGCAGATTCTTTATCATCTTTTCTAGTAGTTGTAAAATAGATTTGACCAAAAGACTTAACCGCGATTTCTTGAGTAACAATAAAATTAATATCACTTACTCGCAAATAAGGTTTTTTAACTTCATTAGTTACTACATTAGTCCAAAGCTTCTCTTCTTTTTCTTTAATAAGTTGAGTTAATCGTTCAATATTCATATCTTTTTTAGAAAAATCTACAACTAATTCATCTTGAACAATAAGTTTGCTTGCCCGAAAATCAAAGTATGCAAATAAAATTGCAGTTAAATCTACCGCTCCAAGATCCATTGAAACATATGAATCAAAGTAGGGAGGACAAGGCCATTCTTTAATGATATCTTTTTTAAGATCTTCATTAAATTCTGGAATTACAGAACGATTTTCATCTTTAATAATTTCACAAAGGAACTCACGCCGGAAGGCTTCTGAAAGTTCTCGTTGAGGATATTGACTTAAGATTTGTTTTTCCAACTGTTCTGGAGTAATACGAGGATTGTCATAAACAGTTCTACGTATAAGAGATCCTTTAAACTCAGCATCTTTAATATAACTAATAAATTCATGGTCCATCTCCTTAGGAGGAGTTCCAGCCATTAAAATCTTACCATTAGTAGTAAGAGTAGTAGGAAGAAGAACAGAGTTAATGGCATAATCTAAATCGCTCACATCTTGGGTTTCATCAATAATAGCAATGGCGCACTCGCCGCCGCGAAGTTTATCTACGTTCTTATTTTCTGATCCGGCTAATTGTAACTCAGATCCATTAGGAAAATAATAAATAAAGTCCTGGGTTTTAAACTCAGGAGTTAAATCAGGAGGACAACTTTCAGTGATCTGTTGAATGAGAGGACGAATAATTGTAGTAACTTGTAAGCGAGTAGGGGCTAGAAACTTTACAATAGTTCTAGGTTTTCTAAGAAGCATTTCAAAAGCTAATACAAGAAGGGTATAGGTCTTGCCGGAACGGCGGGCAAGAAGCCAGGTCTGAATGATATGATCTGATTTATGAAATAAGTTATAAAGATCTTTTTGATTCTTATCTAAAAGCCAAAGCAATTCCCCACGACGCCATAGCTCATGTTTTGCTTCTAACTTTGAAATAGATAATTTAGGAATTTCCATTATTCAACTAACTTCATCAAATCTTCATTCTTAAGGATCTTTATACTAGCCTTAAGTGGTTGATCATCTTCTTGAACTTTATCTATTAAAATCTTATTAAATAATTCAACACGTTTAGCTTCTTCAAGAGTTAACTCACGTTCAAAGGCTAGATCTTTAAGCATTCTTAATTGAACTTGGGCAATTTGCTTAGCATCTTCCTGGCCTTTAATATTACCAGCTTCAAGAAGGATAGGAGAATTATTCATTTCCTTTTTAATAAGTTCTTTAGATTCTTTTTTAGATTCCAAAAGCTTTTCTTCAAGCTCTTTATTGCGCTTGGATAGATTAAGCACTTGTTTAAATTGACTAGTACAGAAGGCCCTTAGTTCAGCTTCTGACTTACAATTTTCTAAAAGTGAATCGATATTCATATATTACTTAAGTTGACGCATTCCAGAAGCGAGTTTCATTCCTGCGCTTGTAGTTTTAAGATCCTGAATTTCTTTAGCATGATGAACTAAAGCATCTTTAATTGCAGTAAGCTCACCCTTTAATTCAGTAATTTCTTTATTATTATCGTAATATCTATTAACTATATGAGCGGCGGCTAATACAAGAACGATAGCAGCATCTGATGGACTAGCCCCTAAAATACATACTTTACCTGTATACCCGACTAATAAAGACAAAAGCAGTAGCTTATCAATATTCTTCATATGATTTCCTAAAGATTAAAAAAACTGAAACATTTCGCGTTAACTGCTCTTTTTATAATTACCGGGGTACGGCGGTCAGAATTGCGGTTTCGTTCCATTACTATTAGTTGTTAAATTTCGAGCGATTTTAACAACTATAAACATGCCACTAGAACGAATTTGTTCAATTTGTTTATCTTATATGTATATAGATAAATTAGCCGGGTGGCTAAGATGTCCATCATGCTCTTTCATGAAAAAGGAAAAAAAGTCAATGATTTCAAGAGATGAAATATTAATGGGTCGGGATGTTGAATTTCCACTTACCCCAGAGTTAGAAACTAATCTATCTAATCTACTAACCGCAGTTAATAAACTACGAACTTTATATGGGAAACCAATGATCGTAAATAGCGGTTATAGACCAGGACACTATAATACAGATGCTGGAGGAGCCCCTAATAGTTCACATGAAGTGTGTGAAGCCATTGACATTAGAGATGAAGATAATGAAGTTAAGAAGTGGATTACTGTAGATATCTTAGAACAATGCGGACTTTACCAGGAAGATCCAGCATCAACGATTTCGTGGTGCCACGTGCAAATCAGACCCACTATCAATCGAATTTTTATTCCTTGAAATTTTGAATAAATTAAAATCTTAATAGGCTTTCTTAAGTTGCTTATAAAGTCTTCTAAAGGAAAAGTCTGTAGGAATGCCTTCCTTCTCTTCCTCAAAAAAATATGCCTCAAGAAGAATCCTTAATCGCTCAATATTATTTTTATATCTAGTAATGATTTCCTGCATAAGCATTTGGTTATCTTCAGTGGACTCTTTAATAAGCGTCTTGTCCATATCTTTAATAACTTTAGTTAAATCATGTAGTTCATGGACATACGCAGTAATTTCAATTCCAAGTTCTACAATTTCAGGTGTCATTAGAATATTTTCTCTTTAGACGTAGAGTTCTCATGTTATTTTTAGCCGTATCTCGCTGACAATCTGGACATTTTAGCCCATTCCATTGTCGCCCATCTTCACCAATCCAACGCTTAGAAGATTTCTTTGTATAGGTTCCAACATTAGCTCTAATTGCTTCTTTTCCACAAGCCTTACATTTACGAGTTTGAACTTCTACACTCATAGCTTTCCCATGAACTTGCAAATCGTTATACAAATACAATATGCCGGATTAAACCCGGAATACTCTGCACAATCTCCATAATCACCAAATGCTGCTCGCCATTCAGTAGTTTCTGGAAGATAGGTTAATACAAACGTATAGTTATTCTTATCTGCAATACGTTTAGCCGCGCTAATAGCCAAGTCTACATTACTAGAATAATCTTCCACTTTAAGTTCTTTAACTGTAACTTCTTCCCATTGATATTCATGAGAACGAATATTATATACTTTAGCGTCACCAACTAAATCTGATATTTTACGGTCAAGTTCTTTATTTGTAATCATTCTTTTAATATACCATTGTTTCTAGTAATTGTCAACTGCCGAAGGCATCAATGTTAGTTTACTTCGTAAACATAACAAACGCGTATGAGCACACCCGCGTTTCTAGTTACAGCAATAGCTAAACTATCGACACATCTTAAGACCATACTTATTATGATATTCTCGGGTTAAACTATTATCTTTATAAATTGGAAGTAGGTCATTTACAGAATTACCATAGGTTAATTCAATCCATTCATTAGCATCGGGAACAGAATCAAATATACCGAGCACAATATCCCCCAGGGAAGGAGATTTACCACAAACGTATATGAGGGGTTGGATATTACCCCTGTCGCCTCTAAAGTCGTTTAAAACGTATTTCTTAAGTCTGTATCCAATGGCTTTATACCCTTCTCTCATATTCTTGTATTCATTACCCTTAAACTCATTAACAATACGTTCATATTGAGTTCTAAGCTCAATAGACCCGGGATCTTTATCATATCCGGCAACAACCAGATGAGTTAAGCCACCTACATTAAAAGATGCTTGAAGCTGTTTATTATCATGGGTACCAGCTTTAAGCGTTAAGAGATGTGTACAAAGAAGAGAAGGAAGAGTAGAGGAGAAGAAGGCATAGAAGGAATATTGGGATTTATCTAGAAAGACTATTACCCCGGAACCAGGGACTTCTTTAAATTCATTAAGTAAATTAGACATTAGATAACCCTTCTATCTCTTTAATTCTAGCTCTAACTGCTTCTATCCCGGCTTTATAGGATTCCATATCCCTATCCTTAATTCTTATCGTTATATACCCACGTTTATGAAAATAGTAATCACGCTTAAAGTCTTTAGCTTGCTGAGTTGGAGTATTATGATATCCGCCATCTATTTCAATTAGATATCGATACCCGCGATTACAGACATCTGGGATATACATTGTATTGAATGGCCTATTAAATTCATCCTTATACAAGGAGTAAGTAATGTTTCTAGTTATATCTTCCTTGAAATACAGTTCTCTAAACCATCTCTCAGATGCCGGAAGATTGGCCTCTAACCTATCTGCTCGTTCTTCAAACAGTATTTCTACTGCGTCAAGTCGCTTCTGTCGTAGCTGCTTTTTAAGTCGTTTAATTTTTTTATTTGTTCGTTTTTCTTTATTACGATAATATTTATCTTTTGTAT